GCACCGCAACCATCTACATCGAGAAGAATTCTTTGCCAAGGATCCATGTCTTGTAGCCCACGCATCTGCACATTCTTCATCGTAGATACATAGCGTTCAATCGCTGTGTTAGCAGCGAGAACTACCTCGTATCTTTCGAGAGTTATCTTTAGACCCAAGGTGTTGGCCCTCCTAAGTGATCGATGATCTTTCTTAGTGAGCCTTGAATCTTTCTATCTACTGTTGAATCACTTATGCCCATCTCTTCTGCTATCTCAGAGAGAGTCATAGGGCTAGTGGAATATCTGTTGCGTAACATCACCTGCTCATCAACCTCTAATAGATCAATGGCAGACCGAAGATCAATCACCATCGCCAAGATATTGCCACCCTCACTTGGCACCGATGGTTTGCGTGGTGTTCCATCATCTACCTTGTCAACCAGTACTGCACCATGAGTATCGAACTCGAATGCCACCGGCAACATCTTTGCAATCGTTGCTGTATCGTAGAAGAACTCATCACCTGTTGAGTAGCCTAGCTTTGCAGCTTTCTCTTTACGAGAATACTTCTCAATGGTTCTGCGTAGTCGTGCCATGATCCGTCTTGCTACCCACTTGGTTTCATCTTTGCTCACCTCATATGCTTCATCTAACATCTTGGCTAAGTGTGGTCTGTTCAGTACATAGACTCGAAGCTCTTGGATTAAATCATCTCGTTCTACATAGCCAGCAAACCTGCGATGGACATGAGATGCGGAGATGCTAATCAGATCTTCAAGATGATCTTCGGCACGATCTTTCTCTTGCATTAGTCCTCATCTTCTAGTTCGATGATGGCATCCATCACGAACTTAACAACGAAGAACATCAATGTAATTACAAGAGTTGCAAGTAAAAAAAATTTCTTCACTTGTTCTCCGGCCATGTACCACGAGTAACCATCATGGCAATGATGCAATAGTTAGCAAGATCCTTGAATGAATCCTCAATAGATTCATGCTCAGGTGTATGACCTGATGCCAGTAGATTCTTTAGGCGTTCGAACTTATCTCCCATACGAACCATCAACCCATTGATCGGGCCACCGTATGCATTGTTGATATTGCCCGGGCCGTAGTCACGCTGCTTACTAATCAGTAGGTTACCAAGCTCATCGATAATATCCCATGAGTCAGCAACAAACTGGTTCATCACCGGGTCGGCGGCAGTAGAACTACTATCTCTAGGGCCAAAGGCTGATCCGGGTTTGTACTTAGGCTTAGTACTCTTAGGCCCAAGCTTTCCAGTAATTCTCTTAAACTCTTCATCGTCATTGGATCTACCGATTCCACGCTCATACTCGCTCATCTAACCCTAGTCTCCTTCTCAATCCTTCTAAACCCTCATCCAATACTATAGAGTTTACATCACTTCCGAGTGGAAGTGGTATCAACTCTGCGTGTTCAACTTCTTGTAGAACTTTCTCCGCCAATTCCATTCCCGGATTAGTTCCATCTTTCTTGTCATCATTGTCTGCCAAGACAAGGACTCTTCGATAACCACCAAATAATCTATTGAAGTGTGGTCGCCATGCTTTGACTCCCGGTACTCCAACCGAAGGCAAGAGTTGACTAGCAATGACCGCATCCAACTCTCCTTCGCAAATTGCAATGGTATCCGAAGACTTTTGTAGATCAACTGCATTGAACAGTCTTGCTGGTTGGTGCATTGGTGCCATGTATCTAGGCCCGGGAAGATCATCAACTCGTCTGAACTTGAAGCCGGCAACGCCATTGACAACTCGATAGGGGATAGACAACCACCCAATGAATTGGACATGGGCAGGGTCACAGTCGACTGGTACGCTTCCCAGTAGATGCTCGCTTGCCAACTCCTGACTGAAGCCCCGACCTTTTAGATAAGACACCGTTTCCTCGCTTATCTTTTTGTGATATGTCAATGCCAGATCGTTTAGCAATGTCAGCCGCTCTATCGAAAGCAACACGAAAATCAACTCCTTCTTTCCACATAAGTAATGAGTATGCATCGCCACCGATGCCACAGGTATGGCAGAAATACAACCCTGCCTTCTCGCCGTCTGTACTCATTACAGCAGACCTTCGAGAGTCGTCATGAAAGCAACATCTAACAGGCTTTGAATAACCTTCTCTTACCTCGCCACCATAGTATTCGACCACAGCTTTGAGAAGCTCTGGGTCGGCAGCCATTAGTAAGTCTTTCTTACTGGTTTCTTTTTAGTGGATCGTTCGAGCTGCTTTAGATAAGCGTTGTATGCCTCGATCCTTTTCTCCATACGCTTCTGTTCTACTCGTGCATCGAGTGTGTAGTACAAGTGTTCTAAGAAGTGATACAAAGCAACACCTGCTACCACTACCAATACTCCGGCTACTGTTTCCATTTTATTACCTCCACGAATGTATCTAGTTCCATAATTACAAACGACTTACCAACGCCATGCTGTCTTCGCTTAGCAATAACAACTGGTATTGCTGGTGAAGATTTTCTCTTCTTCATCCAGTTCTTTACTTCTTTACCTGCTTCCTCTATCCAAGGCCCAAGCTTGAATGACTTCTCATTCTTTGCTTCGACCACGATAAAGCTCTGAACATTGGGAGCCCACAACCAGAGATCACCTTCATCGCTGGTGCCGGAGAGTCTTAGTCTTTCAACAGGAGAGAATTCTTTATCTCTAAAGTAATCAACTAGATCTGTTTCCCAGTCTGCACCCTTTCTTTTATTGGCCCGAGATTGCTTGGAGTCCAACGAAGTTCACCCCCGGTCTTATGTCAGCCATGCCTTGTGCATCTCTGTCTGCTATCTGCACTCTCGATGGATCAATACCCAGAGTCACAAAGTTAGATGCATCTGCTGAGTGTTCACCGAATCTATTCTTAACTGCTGCAACTCTAAACTCTCCATACTCAGGGTTCATTGCAATAGATAAGATCATCGATGGAAGTTGTGATGCCTTACCGAGGATTGCTCGGCGTGGTGCTGGCATCTTTGGATCTCCAGTTCCTGCCTCACTCATGTGAGTTAGTGCAAGGACACAAGCTCCAGTCTTTCGTGCAACATGGTGTAGTTCAGACATGATTGCTCTGATACCAGACCACTCTTCACCAGTAACAGAGACACAGTTCATCAAGTTATCAATGACTATCAATGCAGGTGCCATGCCATAGACCTCGCCATAAGCGAGGATCTCTAACTCGATTGAATCAATGTCAGGTGATGGATCGAATACCCACTTAATGTGAGATCCTCTCTCTGCTAACAATGGATCAAAGTAGTGTGAGTCTGCATCTAAGTATGTCTCTACCTGTTGCTGAGGTAATCCAGTTAATCCTGCAACTGTTCTAAACATCTGAGTAATGGGGTCGGTATCCGCCGAGAAGTACAGAGTAGGTACTCCAGTCTTCAAGGCGTATACCAACGCCATCAAACTCTTACCTGAGTTCGGCTGACCTGCGATAAGACACAACTGTGACTGACGGAATCGCATACCCTGCCGGCGGAGTCCTTCCCACACATCAGGTAAGGGTTTAGCAGAGGAGTTCGTACTGTGAACTGCTTGTAGTAAGTTCAACATTAGGCTGCAACACTCCTCTTTCGTTCAAGTTTTAATTCGTGACGGATGATTCTTCGTTCTATTGCAGAAGATCCTCCCCAAAAGTGGAAGTCTTCATTATGTAATGCCCAGTTGAAACAGCTCTCAAGGAGTGGGCAAGTTGCACACACATTGCGAAGTGTTTCATAGTGGGTGAAGTCTCGTTCTTCTGTGCAGAAGTGTTCGCTACCTATCGATGCACAGGCTTCGGTGCCGGTGTATGCCGGGTAAGTTGGCTTACCCGGCACCACCAACGACATTAAGAAGCGTTTGCTCTGAAGTCGCATTGCTGGCCCTGTGGTCGTGAGCAAGCATAGAAAGCACGATAAGGCTTTCCTGATGCTTTAGATACACCAGCAGGTACTTGCTTTGCTGGCTCTCCATGCTTACAGACTGGGCCACCAGTTGCGACAGGTGCAGCGTTCGCTGGCTGACCCCATGCATCTTGTGGAGGAGTAATAACAGTTGCGTTAAAAGCTTGTGCAATCTGTTGTGTGGACATTGGCTGGCTTCCAGTAAAGGCTTTAGCCATTGATTGTAGTAGTGACTCGGCACCACTTGGATCTAAGGCTTCAGCTAGTTTCTGTGTGAAGCCAGAGTATGTTGCATCTGCAATGACAAAGATTGTTCCATCGTTTGTCTTTGT